AAGTGATCAAGCGAGAGCATCTGGGAGGAGCTCTTATTTCGCATATGCGAAATTACCGTCACGATGTCAAGAAGTTCGATGTCCTCTCGAGAATGTATCATGCCTTAAGTGAGAAATTCCCCAACAGCTTTCCTATAAACCAACTGGTCTCGAGACAGTTGTTGATCGCGGAGCAGTATGGATACGAATCCATGTACAGTTTCGGCGACCATGGTTTTTAGTAGAGCTGGATCGACCTGAGCAGGTCATTTAAAAGGCTCGCGCGCTCGGTGGCGCGGAAAGTTGGGGGAGGTCGGTGTAAAGTAAACGATAGCAGAAACGCATGGAAACACCAACACTCACAACGACAAAGTACCTGGGTAAGGAAGGTGAGGATCCCACAGCACCTTTCTGGGCATCAGGTAACTACATCGGGCCGTACTGGAGCGACGGTAAGTTGCAAGAATCAGTGGAATGGGGCGATCGACCCGTTCTCAATGAACTTGACGAAATCGCGAGAAAACACGATGCGGCGTACGCTCATTTTAAGGATGAGCGGCACCGTGAGGCGGCTGACATGTTATTTGCAGAAGAAGCGAAGAAGCTAAAACAGAAGTACGGTTCGAAATGGGCTGACGATCCGCAGATGGCGGCTCGTTTAGTAGAATACGGAAACCACACTCTTAGGCAAGTTAAAGACTTAGCCAAGATTGGAACCTTAGGCCCAGCGGCTTTGCCTTTGCTAATTTACAAACAAGCCAACAACATGATTGACAACTACAAAAGAATGACAGGATCTTACCTCAAAAAGGAATTAGGAGACGTCAAGGTATTTTACACTTCCGACCCGAGGAAGTTAAACCCTAACGCAACGGAATCGCCTGAGAAACGATCCGGGCGGTCAGAACCTACCGCGCAGTCAGTAACCGGAGTCTCTGACGGAGTGGGCCGGGGAAAGTTGCCGGAGACCAAAGTTCCCGCCTCAAAGCGACCTGATTCCAGTCCGGTTCTTAGTAGTGATAAGATCACATCCAAATCAAACGATAACGACAACTACCAAACTCTGCATGGTGCTGCCCTCGCACGCATAAAACCAAAGCGCCGCAAGTACCACAAGCGCAAGCTTGTTGCGGTTAAGCCTAATTGTAAAAAGAAGGGATGTGTGTAGCAGTGCGGTCTGCATGGGTGGGAGTGGTTGGAGTAAAAGAAACAAAAGATAACGCCACAGTACGATGGCTAAGAAACAGAAACAAACGAAAATAGTTGTTAAGAAAACAAAACCCAAAAGAGCGTTGTTTGGGCCTGTCTCAACCATAAACTCGGCTCCAGTCTCAGTAGGCAATTCAGTGCGTGGCAGTTCGCCCGTCGTGAACCAAACAACTGACGGAGCTAGAGTTATTGGAAGGGACTTCGCCTTTTCTTTAGCTGGTACCGCGTCTGCGGTTACCAATTGGGAATTGATAGGGGGGATGCCCATCACCCCCTGCTGCTTGCCGAGCAGCATTCTTCGCAACTACTGCCAGATGTTTAACAAGTTTAGAGTGAACAAGGTTATTGTACACTACATCACCAGTAGCCCTACTTCTCAGGCCGGAGATGTCTTGTTTTATTACGAGAAAGATAGATTGGCCCCTATGGCCGACTATTCTAGTAGTTCCTTTCTGCCCTATGTGCTCAGCGATCCTCATACAGTGATCGGTCCGCAGTGGACCAACCATTCCGCGGTCATTAGGCCGACGAAGGATTGGAAAACCACGCTATACGGG